TGATACGCGGCTTGCTGCGCTCCGAGATAGTCCGTCGGCTGCGAGCTGCTCGCCGGGGAAAAATCGTTGAACTCCGGCATGCCGACTTGCTGGCCGGAAATCAGCGCGTTGATTTCATTCAGGCTCATGCCGCGCTTCTGTAGCGACTCGGTGATTTCCTGCTGGCGGCGCTGCGTGTCGTAAGTGCTGCTCTGCAAATCCATGTTCTGCATGCGCTGGGCTTCCGCGCCCGCACCGATGGTCGCCGCGTAGGATGCCTGCTGCCGCTCATCGCCCTGCGCCTGCTCCAGCCGCGTGCGCTCGCGCTCGTAGCCTTCGTCCCCTTCGCGCAAGCCCATGTTGTACAGCTGCGTGCGCACCGCATCGCCCGCCTGCTTCTGCAACGGCAGGTTCCGATCCGCCCACTGGCCGTAGATCGCATCCCCGGCGGCTTTGTTGTACGGCTCGCCACCGCCGATGCCCCCGCCCATCATCGTGAAGCCGCTCCAGTCCATCGGCGTGCCCAGTTCGTCCTGTACACCCGCGAGCATGCCTTCCCCGATCTGCGAGCGCCCCAGCTGCAAGCGTTGCTGCGAGTCCAGCGACTCCTGCGAGAGCGGGTCCAGCGTCGTGGTTGAGGACCAATCGCTGACGGGCTTGCCCGTAATCGGGTCAATGCGCGTGCCCTGCTCCCACGTCGTTGAGCCCCACGGCGTGTATTCATTCGGGCGGTTCGCGGCCGTCTGCTCTGCCGTGGACTGCTGCGAACTCGCCGCGGTCTGCTCGGCCGCTTGCTGCCACGTTGGCGTGGTCGGCGCAGCGGGGGCCACGGGGCGCGGAGTGCGGCTGCCTGACTTCAGCGCCGCGAGAGTCTGTGATGCTGCTAGTGCCATGTGCTTCGCCCTTTAAAGCATGCCGCCTACGTCGTAGAGAACATCGGTGCCCACATGCACGCATTCATTCGAGCTGCGGCCCCGGAGGTTGAGAGCTATCGAACGCCCCACACCGAACCCGCCCACGGGCGGCTGATTGGCGATGTAACCACCGCCCCACAAAGCCATGTCCCACAGGCCCACGTCCCACAGCCCGCCCGCCGGCACGACGTAGCCCGGCGATCCGCCAATGGCTGCAATGTCGAAGTCATAGTTGGCGCGCACGAAGAAGGTCGGCACTTCGGAACCGACGAACTGCGGGCGCAGCATCTGGACCCGTTTAAACAACGCGGGCGCTCCGTAGTGGTTGAACGTGGAAAGCGATTCCCACTCGATTGCGTTCGCTGTCGCGCCGTTGTCCGACAGCAGCACGTTGTCAACGTAGCCTTCATAAGTGAACAGCTTGTTGTCCGCTGTGCCGATGTAAAAGCGGGCCTGCCATGCCTCCCCCGTAAGCATCGGCAGGTCCGCGAACTGGCACCAGCCGCGCGTCGCCGTGTGCATGACGAACTGCATGTGCGGCACGCCAATCTGCTTCGGGCTCGCCACAATGATGATCTGCGACAGCGGATAGGTTTTCACTTCCCAGCCAAAGGCATCCAGCGTCAGCTGCATGACGGTGTTCAGCCGCTGGTTGATCTTGTGCGAGAGCGAGGTGCGCTCATCCGTCAGCGGCAGGCCGCCGATCAGCTTGGAGAGCTGGATCAGCCCGTTGCTGGTAACAACAATCAAGTCGCCGCCGTAGTCGTTGGCGATGCGCCGGCCCTTCGGTGTCGCGCCCAAGAAGAACACGCCGTGCAGGACAAACTCTCCGGCTACTGCCGGATCGGTGCCCTCGTAGACCACCACGTCACCGGCTTGGCTGATCGCCACGAGGTAATCGTCAACGCCCTCGCCGCCGTCCAACGTCCAGTTCCAGATGCCTTTGAGGTGGCCGCCGTACTTGAATTTATTGCCGAAGTTGAAGGCCATCGCGTTGCCGGAAATCAGCCCCACGTCGTAGAACCACGCCATGCCCGTGTCAGCCTGCACCAAGGTCACGCGGTTCTTCCACACGGTTACGAAGTCAATCGAAGTCACGGGCGGAGTGGGCACGGGGCCGGTTGAGGTCAGCGTACCCGGCGCGAACGTGTTGGTGTTGCCGTTGTAAACGATATACCCGTTCGCAAGGTCCGCGATCAGCAGGAACTGCCCGGCGATGGTCTGGTAGTTGTGCCAGCTACACCAGCCCGCATTGGCCGACTTCACCGGGAAGTCGTACCGCTTCACGGGCGGCGTGTTGAATATCGTGCATTCGTAGATGCCGTCACTGGTGGCAACGAACAGGCGCGAGGTGTCCACGTCGGTGGCCTTCGACGTATAGGGCATCACGGTCTTGATGCCATCGCCCAGCGGCACCGGAGGGCACCATTCCTTGTAGCCGTGCCGCACGCCCACGCCGTACTGCTGCGGGATCATGTTCACGAGCCGCAGCGCGTCCTGCAAGGGCGCATTCGCCGCGCCGTCAATCGTGTTGATGCCGCCCTGCGCCGGGGGCAGGAAGATCGTGCGCGAGGTCTGCTCGAAGCCGCGCGTGCGCCGCTGCGTCAATTCGCGGAACTTCTGGCCGGCTTGCAGCATCAGTTGCCCAGCCCCGTGTCAGGCAGATTCACCAGCGGATTGATGAGCGGGCGCACCATGCCGACCGGCCCGTTCAACGAGAGCTTCGGGGCGCTCTTGTCCTTGCCCTTCCACGAGTCCAGCGCCAGCACATACTCATCCTGCGCGTAGCGCGTGTCGAAGCCCTTGGCCTGAAGCCACAAAAGTTTCAGCTTCTTCAGGAACAGGATTTTCTCGAACATGGGCACGTCGGCCGACGTCGCTACGAAATCCTTGTACACCGGGTCCATCGGCGTGGAGGCACCATCGCGCGCCCAGTTGCGCGAGATGTACTTGTAAGCAATCGGAATGCCCACCGCAGGCGGCTGCGGCCACAGCTGGAACTTCCCGGAGCTGATCTGAAACCATGCGTAGATGGTCACGGTGTACAGCTGCGACGCCTGAAGGTAGGACCACCACTGCGCCGACGCCGGGCCCAGCAGCGGGTACGCGGCACCGGGGGCTCCCTGCTGCCAGCCGGTCTGGTCGATCATGTAGGCGAAGTCATCGGGCAATTCATACAGGCCCGTGTCCCCCGACGCCGTGATGAAGCTATGTTCCCGCTCCAGCTGCTGCCACTCAGCCTCCTGCACCAAGTCCTGCCCGGCTTCCGTCGCCAAGCCGCACAGCTGAACGAAGGCCGGATCAGCGGACGCGAACGGGTCCGATGACTTGAGGAGCCCCACGCTCATCGCCACGCGGTTGATAGTGTCACCAACAGGCTCGAAGCGGCTCATGCGTTACCTGCCCTTCTTCGCTGCCAATTCCTCGATGCGCCGGCCTTGGTCCTTGACCACTTCCTCCAGCGTACTGATCCGGTTGTCGCGCTCCGCGAGGTCGGCTTGCAGGCGCGTCACGACGCCGGAATCCTTCATGGCGTTGACGAAATCGCGCGCCTGCTGTTTCCACTCGTAGCCCTTGGGCACCTTCTGGCAGTGCGCGTCGGACAGCTCCGCCAGCTGCTCGACGGTGTAAATGTTGATGTACTTCATCTCCTCCGCGAGCGTGGCGCGCATGCGCGGCCACAGTGCCAGCGGCGTGCCTGAATGCACCGTCTGCTCCAGCTTCTCCTTGAAGGCGCGGTATTGCTTCGGCCAGCGCAGCGAATCATCGCTGCCACGGTTGCCAGTCTTTTGCACCTTGCGGATGGTCGGAAACCGCTCGCCCGGAATCATGATCTTGACCATCTCGATGCTGCGGAACACCTTGCGCCCCTGCGCCAGCGACTGCTCCGCATCCTCGGCAACGTCCTCGTAAAAGATGATGCCCAGCCGGTCATCCCCGAAATTCGGGTTGTTGACGTTATCAGCAAGTTCTTCAATCGACGGTTCGCGGAATGCCATTTTTCGTTTTCCTAGTATGTGTCGGGCATGAAGTAACCAAAGGACACCAGCGCCCGCGTGCTGTTGCCCCCGCCACTGACCAGCTCAATGCCCAGCACCGCGGCGTACTTGTACGTCACGGCCAGCAGGGCAAGGAACGCATTGATATCCGTCTCCAGCGTGACGACGTTGTTGGAGTCAAACAGCTTCACCTGCCGATGCCAT